TTACAACATATCAAAAAGAAATAGATATTTTAGGTAAAAAACTTGTATCAGATGAAAAACAATTTTTAGAAGCTAGACAAAAGTTAGAAGAGTTGCAGGACAAAATAAGCACTGTAACTGAAGAAAATATCAAAAATAATGATAATGTTATTTTATTGGTGAAAAATTTGATCAAGCGCACTGCTGAAAAACTTTACCTCGAAACTAAAATAGCTAATAAAGTTTCTGATGATGAGATAGATTCTAAAAATGTTGATTTTGTAAAAGTTCCAAAAGATATTGTATCAAAATTAAAATTGCTACAAACATTAACAACCGACGATAATCCAATTTTTTCATTTATCGATGAACATGAAAAACAATTTGATGATAGAATGAAAGAGTTTGATTCCAGACTGATGAATTCTAATATAAACGTAGGAGCTATGAGAATGTTTGATAAGTTACCAGCTAAAGAGTTGGGAAAATACTTCACAAGTATCGCGTCAAACTCTTTAGATAGAAAAACAATACCTTTGGAAAATCTGGATAGTAATCCTGCTTTTGTAGTTTTGAAAACTTTTATTAGTAAATTGGAAAGTATTGGGAATAAAGAAGACTGGGAGAATGCTAAAACTGTTTTGAAACCATTGATCGCAAAATTACCATTCACTACTTTAGATAAAAAAATCATAAATAATAGATTAAAATCATTCTGGTTTAGAAATAGCCAAGGATTTAGTGTCGCAAAACAATTGTTGTCCACTGTTCAAAGTATGAAAAAAGAAGTAATAAGTGAATCTTTTGATGAATTGGCATCGAGATATGCATCTTCGTTTAATTTGGATATGAACGATTTCATGATCGATCTTCAAGAAGTCCATTCATTACTCGAAAGTAAATGCACTGGTTCGACAAAAAAAGCATCTAGTGATAGAAAAGGTAAAAAATGGACTAAATGTGCTAGACAACCAGATGGTTCATATAAAAGAATTCATTGGGGGCAAGCTGGTGTAAGAGTTGGTAAAGACAACCCAAAACGCAGGAAGTCTTTCCGTGCAAGGCACAAATGCTCTTCAGCAAAATCAGGTTCCCCCAAAGCAGCGGCTTGCGGCGATTGGTAATCATATAGTTAAATAATTAGGTGAGTGTTAATATCGTTCCCTTATTAGAAGAAGTTCTTGGTCTGTTACAAACGATCAATGAGACGAAGGGTGTACCTGAAGGAGAGAATATATCTGATAAGAATATTCTTCAGACAGGAAATTCCAATCCAAACAAAAAAGTCAAAAGCTCTCTTTCTAATGAAGAACAGAAAAAGACAAAGGAAGTTGCATCTATTTTCGCAAAGACATTTTTTGAAATGCAGCGAAAATTTCAGGGTGACAAAGCACTTAAAACATCTGTTCAAAAAATCACACCAAATGCCAAGAAAATAGAAACTGGTGGTCGTAAAAGCGATTTGGAAACACCCAAAAAAGGATCGATGCTCGGAGGTCTTTTGATGTTATTAGGTGGTGTCGGTGCTTTGATAATGGGTCTTCTAACTGACGGTCCGTTTAAAGGTGCTTTGAAAATACTGTCCAAAATTGGTATATCAGGTGGTATCAAGATGCTTATGTCAGCAGCTAAAGGATTGTTGGGAACATTCTCTAAATTCGTGACAGCACCTTTTAAATTTGCTGGTAAATTGTTGGGTAAAGGATTCATGGGTAAAATCTTTAATGCTCTGAAACCATTGGGTAAAATATTTAAAAGAATCCCATTCATAGGCACTTTCATTTCCATAGGGTTTGCCATATCACGCTTTAATAAAGGTCAAAACGTCAGAGGTGTTATTGATGTTTTAAGCGGATTAGTTGGATTGATCGATTTAGTAGCACCTGGAGTCGGGTTTACTTTGTCTTTGGGGTTGGATATATTAAACGTTTGGATGGATTCTAAGATGAGTGACCCTGCAAATAAAGGTAAGAGTGAAATGGATATTTTGGGAGAGATTGGTAAAACAATCGGAAATTGGATTTGGGACAATGCTTTGTGGTTGCCAGTAATTGGTGGTTTTAAGCGTTGGGGCATGGCTTACGATGCTTTCAAAGGTGGTAACATCATGGAAGGTCTAAAACAATTTGGACTAGGTATACTATCATTTGGAGGTATGGGACCGATCATTATGGGTATTGAAACTCTGATGGGCTTCTTCGGTGATAAAGAAGAGAAAAAAGATTTGAAACCAAGCACTTCTTGGTTCGGTAGCATTAAAGAATGGGTTAAGAATAAATTGAAAAAATTACCTGCTTTTTTGAAAACACCTCTACAATGGTTTGGAATTTTAGACGACTCATCGGAATCGGAACCAAGCATGGGATCATCGGAAAAAAAACCAAAAACTTCTTGGCTTAGTAGCATTAAAGAATGGGTTAAGAATAAATTGAAAAAATTGCCTTCTTTTTTGAGAAAACCTCTGGAATGGTTTGGAATCATAGATGATTCATCGGAATCGGAACCAAACATGGGATCATTGGGAAAAGTTGATACTGGACAAAAAATAGTTGAATGGTTCTCTGATATTTGGAAAAAGGTAAAAGAATTTTTAGGTAGTGATTTCATGACTAGTATTATTGATAGTATTAAAAATATTGCAAGTTCAGTTATGAGTATTGTTGATACCATATTTGGCACTATAAAATCTATCGTAGAAGGTGCTTTAGTTGCGGTTACGGGTTTCAGCAAGCTATTTGGAGGTGGTGATAAAGAAGCAGAAGAAAACGCCAAAAAAATGGGTTGGAATTCTGTCGAAGAGTATGAAAAATCTGGTTGGAAGGAAAATCCCAATAAAAAGAAAGTGGAAATTGTTGACGAGAAACGTAAACAACACGTAGATGATTTGGTATTGATTGGAAGAGAACAAATTGCTATTCTGACTGATATCAGAAACATTGGTATGCAAACATATAAAGTGCTTTCCAATGGTAGTGGAGGCTCTGCGAGTCCAATAATCATTTCCAATTCTGGTGGTGGTTCTAAAAGCAAACCATCCTCTCAAGTATCTTTGAATACAAGTAGAGGTGATTATGCTAGTTCTCCATATGCATTCGCGTAATTAAATAATATCAATGGCTACGGAAAATATACATACACAATACGACTGGACTTCTATTCCCAGAAATAGTCCATATCGAAATGTTGCGCCTTACGTAAAATTGACATCCTATAAAATAACATCGAGTGCTGCTCTAAACAGAATAACTAGCTATTTAAGTTTAGTGAATGGTTCAAGTGCTGATGAATTTTATGAAAAATTATATCAAAACGTTGAAAAAGTTGATGATTTTTTCATACCATACTTTGGCGATGGTATTAGATCGTTCTCCAATGAATTTAGTGATACTTTTCAAAATGGAGTTATGGGGAATATTGATAGTTTATTACAAACTGGAGCGAATGAGATATTAGCACCTTTAGGAGAATTTAAAGCTAAAGAAAATTTTTCTAAATTGGGAGGACAAATGGGAGCAATGGCTTCTAGTATAGGTAATATGGATGAATTTAAAAAAGCTGCTGGTGAAGTTGGTAAAGGAATGAGTTCCGCACCTGGCTCTTATATCGAAACACCTAAATTATATCAATATGCGCAGAATGACGGTCCACTGGAAATAACATTCCCATTATTCAACACGATAAATGGTGATGCAGTTCAAAAAAATTATGATTTGATTGATAAATTAACAAGAATCAATAGACCAAAAAGGCTAACATCTATTACTATGGAACCTCCCCATATTTACCAAGTAAAATTGAAAGGTTTGAGATACATGAGATGGGCTTATTGTAACAATTTTTCTGTTAGTATGATCGGAGCAAGAAGACTCGTAAACGGTGCTATCACACCTGATGGTTATCAAATTACAATGTCACTCACTTCATTGACAACGGAAGTTAGCAACTTTATGGACAAAGTTAAATGATATGGAAGAAAAACGAGGAGATTACCAAAATAATATAGAGTCCCTTTCAACATTAAATGTTGGGGATTATGAACGTATTTTTAGAGTATACACAGAAAAAGTAGATGATAAAGATTTCTACTTTTATAATATTTTAAATAAACTTGATTTAGTAGATTTAGATCCAGAATTCGTGGATTTTTATGATGTTACAACCAGACTGCCCATGACAACTTTATCATATAAAATTTATGGTGATATTAAATCATGGTGGATTTTGTATCTAATGAATAAAGATCAAATTCAAAACCCTCCATTTTGGGTTGATGGTGGTATAAGGTTAAAATATATTAAATTGGAATACAGAGTATTGCTGTATAACGATATTACAAAAAATACTATATTTAATGGAAGGCATTTTTAATGGTTCAGATATGTAAAATAAATGACGTAGAATTTGAATACGAATACACGTTTAAAAATTCTGACGGAGATGAAAATAAATACGCTAGTTCTGCTGTCAAAGGTTTAACTTTGATTGATAGCGTTTTTAATCCTTTTTTGAGAGGAACGATTGCTGTGGCGAACCCCTATGATTTATTTGAAGAGAAATATCTTTTAAGAGGTGATGGAAGAGATGAAGTTAAAATTTTCTTAAAACCCAAAGATGAGAAAGAAAAAATAGAAGAAGAATTCATTCTATTACAAGAAGATAATACGGGAGATATGGAAGTTCGTTCGGAAAATATTAAAAAATTTAAAATAATCCATAAAGACATGTTACCGTTTATGGATACCATCCCATATAACAAATCGTTCAGTGGTAAAATAGGTGATATCTTGAAAGACATTTTTATTGAATTATTGGGCGAAGATAAAATCGACAAGGAAAATTGGGAAAGCGGAGATTTTGATTTTTCTTATATACCACCCATGTCTTTCAGATATATTGATTTAATGTATCATCTACTAAAATATTTTTATGGTAAAGATGGAGAACTTTACACCAAAGCACTCATAATGAAAAATAAAAAAAATGGGAAATATCAAATGATGTATCTCTCCAAGATTTTTTCGGAAAATAAAAAAAATACAACCGATGCTTTCACTACTGCTGATTTGTCGGATAAAGGTGTTGCTGAAAACGAAAATAACCCACCACCTGATGCAAAAGTTAGTGAATTTTCCAGTGGTTTGAAAAATTTCGCATATAATACACCTCTGTATGAATGGAATAATGATTTCTTCATCAATTCAGTTGTTCATGGATATGACAAATTTTTAGGTGTTCAAAAAATGAAAATTTTAAAATTGGAAGATATTGAGAAAAAATGGAAGACAAAATTTGTTGATGTTTTCTCAGCAATTGGTGGTAGTGCTAAACCGTTTGTTGTAAAAAATAAAACCACGAAACAAAAATTTAGACATTATAGAACACCATATGAAGTTGAAGATACTGTAAAAATGGTGGAAGCTGAAATGTGTAATTTATTAACATTTTATAATTTGAATTGTATTTTTAGTAACGTGGGATTTACTGGTAGAGAAGCAGGTAAATTTTTGGATATTGTTAAAATTGGAGAAGTGAAACAAAAAGGTGATACGAAAATGTATGGTAGATGGTTTGTAACAGAAGTGCGCCATATTTTTTCAAATGATACCTATACCAATGAATTCAAATGCTGTAAGACATACGTTGGTGGTTCAAGCAAAATAAAAAATGACGTGGAATGAGAAATAAAATTGAAATACTCCGTAGCATTCTATTCACTAAAGAAGATTTGGTGAATTATAAAAATATTGATGACCAATTTTCCAAAGTGGAAATTGAGTTCATGGTAGAATTTAAAAAGATTTACGAATTGGGACTCAACCAATTGGAGAAATTTATTAATAAATTGGATGAAGAAGGAAAAGATTTGGAACCATGGGACATTGCCTATTATGTTAAGCAATTATTGAATGGTCCATTATCGTCTTATGCTAAAGAATTGGCAAAAGATAAAAAATATTTTACTGCAATTCCTGATATACTTGGAAATGTTGGTAACAATGAGATAACACGACACAACACCACCTTATACGAAGACGGTGATTACCCATTGGAAATACCAGTGGATATTTATAATAAATCTCCAAAATTCATACAGAACCTGATAGTATCTGCCAATAAAGAAGTAGAGAAAATGTTTCGTTCTTCTTTGAATGCTAGTGTGGTGAATGACAATACTTTACCTATTATTGATAAAGCACCACAACAAAGATATTCATTGGAGAAAACAGGAGAATGGCAACAAAAATCTCATGGCACAATCAATGTCAAAGACTCTTACTATCGTGTGAAGATGACAGACATCAGAAGTCAAATTTTTGATAAGGTTAAAGAAGTTATTGGAGAAGAGCATTTCCGAATCTTTAGAGATAAAAAAGATTTTAATCCTTTCGATTCGGAGAAGAACAATGCCACATCTTCAAATTACGTATTTGAGAAAGAAATGAAAGAAAAGAGTAATGTTGAAATATTTGAAGAGGATATCTTCGGTGATGTTTTTGATAATAGAGACACCGTTCTCAAAATTCAAAAACCAGATAAGAACGAAGAATACAAACTCAATACTGTCGATGGACAATTGGGTAATTAAACATCCACTACCAATGATTCGTCTTTTTGGTTCAACAATTTGAGGATATCGTTTCTAGTGAAACTTAATTTTGGAGTATTGCTCTCCTCTTCATCTCGAATGATTTTTGCTTGAATATTCATTTGAGTGATTTCTTTCTGTGCATTGATTTTGTCCTCCGATATTTTTAATTTGGAAAGAGCATCAATTGCAGATGTGGTAGCTTTTACCAACTCTGATACAGACTCGATTAACTTGGAATCTGCACCAGCAAGAACTTCCAATTTAAGGTTCTCCACCATTTCTAAAGAATGATTTACGACTTTACCAGCATTGGTAATAATAAATTCTTCCAAATCTTCTTTCTTGAGATTTGGTCGTTCTTTCGGTAATTGATTAACAATTTTGGATTGATTTTTGATTTGTGAAATAATATCATCTACCTCTGCATTTAAAAAATCATCATCTTCATCGTGATCCATGTTGATATTTACCCTTGACATTGTTTAATTCAACGCTAAAGTAAGGGAAATATGGTTGATTTAACAAATAGAACGATACTTGTAACAGGTGGATGTGGATTTATTGGTAGCAATTTCCTTGAAATGGTTTCGAAAGAATATGAAAATGTCACGATAATCAATATGGATAAAATGGGTATCGGGAGCAGAACGCTTTTAGAAATCCCAAACAATGATAAAAATAAATACACATATTTAAAATGTGATATTCGATACATGAATTATTTAGTAGCAACCCACGAACATTTCAAATTCGATTACATCTTCCATTTTGCTGCTGAATCTCATGTTGATCGTAGTATCAATTCTCCCTCACCATTTATTGAAAATAATGTGATGGGTATGGTGTCTCTATTGGAATGGGTGCGAAATTATCAACCTCAAGCAAAAGTTATTAATATCAGTTGTTACGACGAAGAAACAAAGGCTTTAACAAATCGTGGAATTTTGGGTTATAAAGACATAAAAATTGGTGATAAAGTGTTATCGTTGAATGATAAATTTGTATTGGAATGGAAAGAAGTTGAGAAAGTTCTTATACAAGATTATAACGGTGAAATGATTCATTTTAAATCTAGTAGAAATGATTTGATGGTCACTCCAAACCACAGAATGTATTACACCGATAGCGATGAACAAAAATTATTGTTTGAAGATGCGGAAAGTCTAGTAAATCATAAAGCAGTTAAATACTTTCCTAGAGGTAAAATAGAAAAATCTGGAAATTTTAATGAAAAAGAATGGGCGAAATGGTATTTGTTTGGTATCTACATAGGTGACGGTTGTTCCGACACGCAGATAAAGAAAAGTAAATCATTGTCGGGATTGAATCGAGAATCTTACTTAAAAAAGGTGAGAGATTCTAAAGGTCATTTTACCAAAAATCAAGCATTGATTGGTGATGAAGGTTATCAAGAATATGTGATTCAGAAAGGTAGACGGGTATTTATTCATGTTCCAACTGGAGACAAAGCAAGGGAAAATACTGAAAAAGCTTTAAACATTTTGGGGATAAAGTGGACATCTGTTCAAAAAAATGCAACATATGACTATATATATACTTCAGATAAATGGTTATATGATTCAGTCCAATGTTTTGGTAAACGAGCCAAAGAAAAATTTATACCAGATGATATCATTAGCGAATTAAATTTTGAACAAGCTGAAGCATTGTTTCACGGATTGATAGATTCTGATGGCTCATATAGGGAAGATCATCCTTGGGTTTTAAATACTTCGTCTAATAAATTAGCTGAAAATGCGCTATTCTTGGGTAATATGTTGGGATTTTCTTCAAGATGTTCTAAAAGATCATCGATATCTTATATTGATGGGCGTAAAATTGAGGGTGATTCAAATTGTATCTATTTCAGAAAAAATAAAATCGGAATTAATCATAAATATAGTAAAATACCATATGATGGTAAAGTTTGGTGTTTGAAGGTGAGAGATAATAAAAATTTTATCACTGTTAGAAATGGTATAACTCATCTATCGGGAAATACTGACGAAGTATTTGGTCATTTGAACGTGAATGACCCCGCATTCACAGAAGAATCACCATTTAATCCAAGAAGTCCTTATGCTGCATCCAAAGCGTCTGCTGATCTGATTACTAATTCTTACGTCACGACTTATGGATTAGACATCACCACGACACACTGCTGTAACAATTTCGGTAAGCACCAAGCAGATGAGAAATTTATTCCCACAGTGATTCGCTCTATCGTAAGAGGCGAACCAATTCCTGTCTATGGAACAGGAGAGAACATCCGTGAGTGGATTCATGTTGAAGATCACAACAAATGGTTGCTTGAAATTGCATCTAATCCACACTGTTCTACAAACATTGGTTCGGGAATCGAAAAAACAAACCTTAACATGATCAAAGATATTGGTAATATATTGGGATTGATACCTAATATCAAATTTGTCGAAGATAGAAAGGGGCATGACTTCCGTTATGCCATTGAATCTCATCTTCCTTTTGAATTGAGAAATCACGATGAAGCTCTCAAAGAGACTGTTGAATTTTATAGAAACAAATATGAAAACTAAAGAACTCATTGAAGAGTTAAACAAACTCGATCCTGAAGGAAATTGTGAAATCAATTTCGGAGGTGCTATTATCTATCTCATGCGACTCCCATGGTATTATGATGGAAAATACTCTATTCTCATCAAAGACGATGAAGGAAAAATCATTGGAATGCGAGAAGCTACAGCAAACGATGGCGATAAGATCAATGTCCATACCATGACAGTGGATGACTTGGGTTATGATGAGGAATGGGATAAAATCGATAACCCTGATATAAATTATATAATTGAAGGAGATGATAGATTTATCCAAAGATACCAACATGGTAAAGAATTGGCTAAAAAACACATAATGTAATATAAGTAATAAAAGCGATGATAAATAAACAAGAAGTAATCGATGCGCGTATTGATAAAGGTTGGACATTTTCAATGATCTACGATACATACGGAGTGCCTAAATCAACAGCCCAAGGCTGGATCAAACGTTATTATGAAGATAACGAAATCACATCTGAATATGAAGATGTGAAACCAACCGCATTTCATAAACAAGGGTATGTGGTGGAAACCATGCAGCGTGACAAACCTCAGAAATTCAAAAAGACAGAGGATGAAGTCTTTGCATTTCTGGAACAATTAGCACCAATCAAAGTCAATAGTCTGAATAATAATTCGGTATCTTATGTTTTGAATGAATATGCTGTTGTTGGTTCTGATTTCCATTTTGGTTGTCATGACGAATCAGCTATCAATATCTTCCTTGAAACAATTTCTGAATTGCAACCAAGAACGATTGTATTGAACGGTGACACCATGGACATGCTTGCCATTTCCAAATATCCAAAAGATATTAAAAAACATTGGAGTCTCTTGGATGAGAGAAAGGCATATCACCAATTTTTGGATGATTTGATTTCTATCTCCAATGGTGCTAAAATCTATGAAACCGTTTCCAATCACAGTGGTCAATCTATTGATGGTAGGTGGAGACGTTATCTATCGGATCGTTTGGGTGAACTTGGATGTCTTCCTGAAATCACAGATAGATTGAGTTATCAGAATGTATTCATGGGCGATTACCAAAATAAAGTTGAACATGTTGATTACGTAGACTTAAATGGTTTGATTGTTACTCACGGAACAACTGTAAGAGCCGCTGGCGGTGCTTCAGCTAAAGGAGAGATTGAAAAGTGGCATACAAGTATTTTACATGGACACACTCACAGAATCGGGAGTTCGTGTAAGAGAATACCAGCATTTGGAAATAGACCAGATAAACAGATTTATGGATTCGAAGGTGGCGCATTGTGCAGTTTGGATGCAGTTTACTCATCCACTTGTAACTGGCAGCAAGGGTTTAATATCATAGCTTTAAATGATGACTCATTTGGAGTGGAACAAGTAATGATCAACAGTGGAGTAGCCAATATCTCAACATTGGGTAAAACCATTTGTGGTTAAATAATCAGATGGAATCTTTTGGATTATTCGTTGAAAGACGCGAGAGGAATCGACTTCGTAAACAGGAGTTGAGAGACAATGATATACCTAATAATAAAGATTGGGTAGATCAAGAAAAAGAAAATCTACCTCCCGAAGAATTAAATAAAATCAAGAAAATGGAGAAACTAAAAGTTCCTTCTGAATTGATTGATAAATTTCGTAATGCTAAAAAGGCAGAATACGAAAAGATTCTTAAAAATGATTATCTGAGAGCTAAAGTAGAGGGTGAACTACTTTTTACTGACTATGGTATCAAGGTATTCAAAGACGAGTATGTTGATCAGGACTTTAAAAAAGGTTCTCTTAATATGAGAACCTTGAAAAATATTATCTATATGTTGGTGACAGATTATCGTGATTTATTACCTAATAGAAAACCAAAGATTTTTATTACAAATACAAAAATAAATCCAAAGTTGAAAAATATAAGTATTATTGGTGGTAAAACATCGACAGCAGGAGCTTACAGCGAACGAATTATTTATTTAGATCAATTTAGTGTTGATGATATCGATACTCTGACACATGAATATGCTCACTTTTTATCTGATAGAATGTCAAAACAAGTTGAACCATTTTTGAGAAACGAATACAAAAAAATGTTGGATGCTTTTTTCGAGAGGAAAACAAGACGTAAAAATTTGGAAGGTAAAAGGAATGAAAAATTGAGAACGCAAGTAGCACAGAAAATGGGATTACCATCTGATTATGCTGCCACAAATTTCGACGAGTGGTTTGCTGAATTGATTGCCAATTGGAAAAACCTACCAAACAATATGATATCATATAAATTCAAACAAATATTAAAAAAAGTTATTACAAGATTATGAAAGAGAAATTTAATTACGGAAATTATATTATTTCTTATAGAAAAGAAAAAGATGGATTACTCCATTTTTTGACAAAAAAGGTCGATACATTAGAAGATGCTTTGAAAGAGCATCACAAATTACAAGATTTAGGTTATCATGATGTTTTGATTAAAAAATTTAGAGCATGAAATACACAGGTAATATTAATAGCTACACCTTCATTATGAAGGAAGGTGATGATGTAATTGAAGTGTGGTCAGACACGGATGCGGAATTTCCAGAGTCCTACATCTACCTCAAAGAAGGTGAAATTAAGAATGAGCGACAATTTCACATGGAAATTGCAGATTGGTGGGTGCGAATGAATTAAAAACTAGCCTACAATTGGGCTATGCGTAAATTAATACTAATTAGAGCAGTCAGTGGGGCTGGCAAATCCACTTTTGCCAAAACCTTTGCACCTGATTCTTGTATCTGCTGTGCTGATGATTATTTCACAGATGGACAGGGTAATTATAATTTTGATGCTTCCAAGCTTGGACAGGCTCATAAAGCTTGCCAAGAGAAGTATCTATCATTGATCGATTCTTCTTCAACCGATACCATCGTAGTTGCAAATACCTCCACGAAAGAAAGCGATTACAAATTTTATCTTGACGAAGCAGAAAAACGTGGTATTATGGTTTTCTCGTTGGTGCTTGAGAATCGTCATGGAGGTAAAAACATTCATAATGTGCCTGAACATGTTCTGGAGCATCAAGAACAAAATATTAAAAATAGCTTGAAATTACGATAAACGAACAAATTAATAAAAACACTATGAATGCTAAAGAAGAATTATTAAAACATATCAAAGACCGTGAAGTAAAGTATGTTCAAATCAACCACGAACTCGACTGGGGAGATAGTAACATAAAGATCGAGGGAACTCTTGAAGAGGTACTTCCTCGTCTCGACTTTGACTATAATAGCGGCTATGGGAGTCAAGAACTCTTCGGCACAATTTGGTATAACGATGGCTCATGGAGTGATCGCGGCGAATATCATGGGAGTGAATGGTGGCAGTATCAAAAATGCCCTCCGTTGCCAGAAGAAGCAATAAAAGAAGCACCTAAAAACATTAAAAAATGAATCAACAACAAACAATAATAATTACCGTTTCCGACCCATCATCTGATAATGAGCTTCGAATCACCATGAATCGACACTCAAATGTCGATGATTGGATTCTAACATTTAAAACAATTTTAATCCATCAAACCTTCAACGAAGACACCGTTAAAGATTTATTTTCAATATGCGAAGAGAAATAAAATTTAGAGTTTGGGATAAGGTTGAGAAGGAATGGAAACCATTCGCCAACTTTGATATCGTGGAGTGGCAGATGTATGACATGAACCCTGTAGAAGAGTATGATTTTCAACAATTTATTGGTCTTAAAGATAAGAATGGAAAAGACATTTACGAGGGAGATATCTTATCATATGGAGGAATACATAAAGTTGGTAATGGTGTTAGTATAGTATCCTTCGATGACGGTTCATTTATGATTGATGAAGATATTGCTTCAAAAGATTGGGCAATTGAACACGAAATCATTGGTAACATCCACGAAAATCCAGAACTATTACAAAAATGAGAGAAATTAAATTTAAAACGTATCACTCTGATACTAAAAGAATGAGTGATAGAGCGTATTCATGGGAAATGGTTATGCGATTTGGTCACAAGGAATTCATACCTCTGCAATTCACTGGAATGAAAACGACTTCTGGTAAAGAGGTGTATGAGGGTGATATTCTAGCTGAAGAACATGATGGTAGTGATGGAGAGGCTAATATCGGGCATGTGTTTTTTGCAGCAGGTTCATTCATGATAGATGGTGATGGTCCACTTTATGACCACGCATACAGTTTATCACCAGACATTTTGGAGGATTACGAAGTCATTGGTAACATTCACGAGAACCCTGAGCTTTTAAAACAATGAAACACAAATACTATTACTACGAATACTCCGACGATGGGGGGCAAACTTGGACGATGGGTGACTATCGCCGCTATTTGATGCCCATCATGGAATTGGTAAGGGAGTTGCCCTATCGGTTTCGCATTTGTAATCAAGATGATGAACAAATCAGTGAAGAAGAAATTAGCGAAACGCTAGAGCAAATGAAAACAATGGAAACAATTTTTGGAAAAGAGAACAAATATTAAAATAATATAAACACACGCTAATATGCATTATCCTTTCATACCAATAAAACCAGAAAAATACTGGATCAGACCAAATAAACCCAAGTCTTATTATTATAAAGACATACCTCTAATAGGGTTTTCTACAATAACTAGCAAACCAATTGAGTATATTATTCAAAAACTTGCAAAGATTCAAAAAGATAACGCTGGCGAAGAATTGATCTGCGCCAATTCGTGTATATATAAACGAATTAAAATTCAAAAAACAGAACGCAATCTCCAACAAGATGAAAAACAATATCAAAACAATCTGCGTTGGTATAAAGTTGAACGTGATGACTATGCTCAACACATGAAAGAATACGAAGCAGATATGATTCAATACAAAAAAGATTTAGTTACTTACGAAAAATATACAATTCAAAAACAAATGGATGAATTAACTGAAAAAGCCGCCAAGCTAGGATTAAAAATTACAAAAAAATAATCTATGAATACAGAACAAGAGAATGGAAAAGACATTTACGAGGGGGACATTATTATAAATCACATTGGCATGGTTGCTGGGTTTGCTACAGCAGAACAATTGAGACGAGCGGCACAAAAAGCTTTGGAAAGAGCGGATCGTATTGATAAGATGAACATTAAAATACTTGGAAAAATCAAAAACCGCTTTGATGATGATCGTATTGAAATGCCCGAAGATATTTGGACAAATAATAAATACCGAATTCGACTTGACAAAACTGGAGAATGGTCTAAAATAACAAAGTGTTACGACTTGGCAATGGCGAGCGTAATTGAACTTGGAATAGTAGAAGAATAATATGAGCGAAACATTTAAAAGCGTAGGAGAGATGATGAGTTATTTTACAAATGAAGAAATGATTCAAGAAAGGTTTTCAGAACGTCTGATGGCAGCATATCCACAACTTTTTCCAAAGGATGCTGATGGGAAACCAAAACAACCTGATTGTGGAGCATGGTGTCCAGTTGGATGGCAACCTATGGTGGAAACTCTATGCGAATCTATTAACCATCATGTTGAGAATAACAAAACATGGATTCCCAAATACGTCAAATACCATGCAGTATGTAGTTGGATTCACAAGTATTTGTTTATCCATCAAATTCTGACGTATGTCTCCAGAGCTATCGATCCCGTAGTATATCCTCCATCGGGATTTCTTCCAGCTAGTAAAGCTGATGAATTGAGAAAGGCATCGCCAATTCTAACACAGTTGGTTCGCCGTGTGTGGAAACTTAATTCATTTCTAAGACCAACAAGAAGATTCACAAAGAAAACAATTCCACCAGTTACTATCCAACAAGTCAAAGAGAAATTCGGAACCCTCAGATTCTACTACAGTGGTGGGGACGGAAGGATAGAAGGCATGGTATCATTTGCAGAGAAGATGTCAGATAAAATCTGTGAAGAAACTGGCGAGAGAGGATATTTATGTTCTAAAAATGGATGGTTAAGGACTCTCTCAATAGCACAAATGTGCAAATATGGTTATACTCGCCATAACTCGCCATAACTGACGATATAAATAATTATGAGTGGAGGACATTTTGATTACCAACAATATACATTACGCTTTGAGAGAAGCGGGAATTAAATTTTAAATATTATGTCCTTCGAGCAAGACAAAACACTTTACACAGCAAGACACGCTCGTCTTATTGAAGCTCTGCACAATTTGTCACACTGGTGTGCCAAGAGAGCAGAAGGAGAGCATGATGACGATACTACAATGACAATGCTTTTGAAAAAGGTAAATGAATTACCACATCAAATAAACAAAGCAGGATGGATGGCATTAGATGAATTTAACAAACAAAACAATGAAACTTATTAAAGCAGGAAACAAATAAATAAATAAAAGAACAAATATTAAAATGAAATTAAAATTACTATTACTAAGCTTATTAATCGCGACAAATGCCGCAAATGCTAGAGTCACAACTACTTACGATGACACATACGTATCATCAAGCGTAGTTTATAATGGGATTGGACTATACACATATAGCTACAATATCACACCTGAGCTATTTACTACTTACGATATTTCTAACTTTGAAATTTTCTTTTGTGAGGATGCAAAAATTCTTAACGCTAGATCGAACATACGCTTCACTGAAGAATTGGGAGATAGATTTTTTAAATTCGATAGTATTGAGGACGATAACAACGATAAGCAATTATGGTTTACTTTTGATAGCCCCAATGCTCCAGAGATTGGTGATGTCGCTGTTAAATACGCAAGGACAGAGACATTTGCAAAGGAATACGTACCTTCTTGTGTAACAATTCCAGAACCTTCTGTTGTTGGTCTTTCATTCTTAGGTATGTTGTTATTATTACGCCGCAAACGATGAAATTATTAATCTTACTGTGGAGTATTTTCTCAGAAAAATTCGATACTGTCAAACCAGTCGAATATTCTTCTAAAGGCGTGATACCTAGCTGCGACAAAGTTCCTGTGGAGATTGTAGAAATGCCTGATGTTTTGAAAAAAGTGCCAAATTTTGTAATTATACCTATTATAAGAACAAGACCAGCTACTAATAATGAACTTAAATTTAATGTGAAAAAATAAAAACTAAGGTATACTATAATCATGAAACTTTTAGGAAAAACAGATGGTGAGAAATTCATCGCATCGCTTCACCATTATCATTACGTTACTCATGGCGACATGATGTGCGATGGTGGTCAACCTCATACGAATTTTTATGGAGGTTATAATCGCTTTTCTTTTGATGGTGAGACAGTCTGGTTCGAATTTAATGCTGATTTCGCAGAAATTTATAACAAATATAATCGAAAAGAAATCAATGGTGTTTGGGATGTGAAACAAGGTAGAATCCTACCACCTGAAGAACGTCCAAATTGTGATAGCATCGAAGAGAAAATGGATAATTTTATTTGGGGGACTTATGGTAAAGATGGTAAATCACCTCTGAAATACGTTCTCCTAAAGAATTGCGATACCGATCATCTACAGAATATTTTGAAAGATGTTAAACATATTCAAGCAGAGACAAAGAAAGTAATTGAATACATTTTGAAAAGTCGTGGAGTATGAGTATTGAAGAAAGATAAAAACTAGATTACAATAATAGCATGAAAAGATTAACGAAAATAGACATAAATCCCGACAGTCTTGTGCTTCAAGCGCAAACAATCGAAGAATATCGTAAAGATCAGGAAAACGGTTGGTTCTCTATTTACGAGGGAAAATCACCACCAATTTCTTATGAAATGGTCGGTGAATTAATCGGTGAAATTAAATGTGATTCTCCGATTCTCATGGATCGATTTTTCCGATCTGACGTTACAGGAGCATTGGTTGAAATGCGTGGCGTTTTCCATAGCTCGATTGTTCGGAATGTGGAAGAGCGGAATGGCGTGACTTACGTTACAACTGATAATAGCTTATACAAAGTAGAAGACTATGTTTAAATTATGAAAAAAAATCAATTAATTGAACAGCTTCAAAAAATCAAAGGCAATCCCGAAATCAAAATGTGGAATGGGTATGTTGATGATTGGATGAATATTCAACTTTGCGAACAAGAGTTTGTCAAAGAATCAGAGGACTTTATTCGTTGGAGTATCGAGATGGCTTGGAAGGAGCGTAACCAAAAATGGGAAATCCCTGAAGAGGCGCAGATTCAAATCGAAGAGGTTATAAAAGAAAGATTAAAAGATAGACAGTGGGAATTGCCGAATCAATGTTTGCAAACAAAAGAAGATGAGGAGCGTTGGTATGGTAAAAATAAAAAGAAGTTCGTTTTAATCAACGGAAAAACTCGCGGCAAATCAATTGAAGATCGACTTGGAAAAGTCAGCTATTAATATGAAACTACCAGACAAAGAAGAATTTAATTACAAAGATTGCGTCATCGCTGGTGACGAATGTTGGCTCATTACGCCGAAAGAAATCGGAGTGAAGTGGACGGAAGATACAATGAAATTTCGTTCGATGATCGTTCGCGTCTCTGATAATTTTATCGTATCGCGTTCGTTCTCAAAGTTTTTCAATTATACGGAGCAGCCAGATTTGGATAAATTTCCTCTGGATGAACCTTTTGTCGCTTACGAGAAATTAGATGGTAGCTTGCTTATTTGTGATCAATACAAGGGCAATCTATTGCACAGAACTAGAGGCACAGCAGATGCGAGACAAATGCCTAATGGTCATGAGATTGATTTTTTAATCAAAAAATATAAAAAGTTTTTTGAATTTATCAAAGACGTTGAGAGTAATTCTGAATTTACATTTTTATGTGAGTGGCAAACTAATAGCAATGTGATTGTTATTGGTGGTTTTCCCGAACCGAAATTGTCTTTGATTGGAATAATTAAAAAAGATTCTGGATGGATGGCGACACAAGAATATTTAGATCAGTTGGCTATCACTCTTGAAATCGACAGACCTGCAAAATATTCCTACGACTCTATTCAAGAATGTCTTGAAGATGTTGAAATGTGGGTAGGTAAAGAGGGTGTTGTTTTATACTCTGAATCTGGAAAAATGCGCAAGGCAAAGGGCAGTTGGTATTGTTCTGTTCACCGATTGGCAACTGGATTGCGTAGCACTTCTCATGTTTTAGAATTCTTTTTAGAATCTCCAAGATTCATTGATTATCAAGATTTTTATAACTATACTGTCAATCACATCGACTTCGAAGTAGCAGAGAAAATCAAAGACGAGGCTAAATTGATTACCGATGCCTATACTAAATTCGTAAAGTGTGTAGATAATATGAATGAGCGAATTCCTTTTATTCGGAATTATGAAACTCGCAAAGAACAAGCAATGGCGATTCAGGAAGAGTTTCGCGATTGGAAGACTCCGATTGCATTTATTTTGCTTGACAAGCGTGACATTGATGATAAAATCGTGCGCAAAGCAATGGAGAAAATCTTAGAATTGGAACACAAAAATTAACCAAAAAATATGTTGGAAAAAATAAATAAAAATTTTATATTGGCTACGAGTGCAACTTGCGGTCCATGTCACTTGCTTAAAGCAAGACTGGAGAAATTGGAATTAACTGTGGAAATTAAAAATTACAATGATCCACAAAACATTGAATGGTTCAAAAAACATGGTATTCGTAATGTTCCATGTTTGGTAGTGGAAGATGGTGATACCTTTGAAATCATTCAAGGTATTGATGATATTATTGAAAAAATTAAACAAAGTGAATAAAAATATCAAACACAAATGGGAAGATAGAAACAAAATCTTTTTTTCAAGCGATTGGCATAATTACCACGATCCGAAATGGGACATTCCCATTTGGAAAATGAGAGGTTATAATTCCCCTCAAGAATCTGTGGATGATGTGGTGAGCAAAATCAATGCGAGAGTTAAAGAAGATGATTTTTTATGGGTGATTGGCGATAGCTTTTTGTCAGCAACAGATAATCAAGTGTTAAATTGGTGGAATAATATCATGTGTCAGAATGTTATGGTTCTTTTTGGGAATCATGAATCACAAATGTATCGTATCTATAAAAATGCCGTAATGGATCAATATGGTAAATCTGACATTGAAGTGTATCCACTCAGGTTGAATAATTTAACTTTTATGGGGAACCATCAAGAAATTCAGGTTGGAAAAATTAGAATTGTTTTAAATCATTTCCCATTGAGAACGCATAACCAATGTTCCAGAGGTTCGTGGCATTTACATGGTCATAGCCATAATAATGATAAAACGAGAAATCCAAACTTCCAAATGGGAAAATATTTAGATTGCTCTTGGGATTGGAAAAAAGATATATGGAGTTTTGAAGAAATTAGAGATATTATGTCAACCAAAGAGATTTATGTGACTGATCATGTTAGATAATTAACGATCTTTTAATAATTTTATATGTTTCGGGTTGTCGTATATTTCTTTTATAATTTCATGTTTTCTACCCAATCCTATTTTATCTTGTGTGTATGATGCAAAAATATTTTCATAAAGAACATTTAAATATTTCTGCCTATGTATAAAAATGTTTGAGTATTTATATCCATTTGCTGATATATTTCTACTAATTGTAGCCACATGATCAACACTAATTGATTTATAAAAATTTAAAACAAAATTCCAGTCTTGATCATAAACCGAAGATATACTAGCTCGGTGTGAACTAGCCGTTTCGTTGAAATGAAAAGTTCCATCAGCATCAAATAACCCTCTGAAAAAATAATGTCGTAATTTTTCTGGGATATATGAAACTATTTTATCAGCACCACAACCAGACTTATTCTTATAATCATAAAATTCTAAAAATTTTCCAAGATATGGGTCATATAAACCAGCCTGAGTTGTTTCTTTCCATGTTTCTGCTCGTTTTCTATTATATGTCTTCCAACACTTCTTTCCAATTTCTAAAGATTTCAAAATTGGAAATATTTCAGTAAAATCTTCCGTTGCTATTTCTAATGTAATATACAGCATTTCGCCTTGGGTTGATAAATGACCGTCACCCCATAAAAACCCTAATGAATATGCTTGTTCTGGAGTTATTTTATCTTTTTTTAAGAAATCTTTTCGAGAATCGAAAACATCTTGTCTTAATTTTAAAAATCTTTCGGTATTTAATTGAGAAACCTTTGTTCTATCACAATTTTTCACCCTCAACCCCAATCTAGAAGCCTTTAATCTTATTGTGGATATTTTTCTTTCTAATTTCTCCGCGCAATATTCACCACCAAATTCTGGATACCATTTTATCAAATTATTAATATCTTCATCGCTCCATCTTATAGCCATATCAGTATTTAACAAATTTGTGATATTTTTTTGTTTTTAGGGCGAAATAGTGAAACATGGGTAATTTTTCTTGACAAAACAAAAAACAATAGTAATATAAAAAAGTTATGGAAAACAATAAAACAACAACAAAAACAACAACAGTTAGAAACCAACGTAAAAACAAACAGTGGCTTCGTAGCCGAGATCAACGCAAACATCCGAAAATTTTTTCAGTTCAGATGGTGCAGTTGAAAGACGGTTCGTTCCATTTGTTAGGTGGAGGAGCTAATGTTGCCATTTCTAAGAACCAACACTCCACACAATGGGCAAGTGTTGATGTTCGAGACTTGGCAACCGAGATTAGGATGAACGGTATCCGCTCGTTCTAATCCACTCTTAAAAATGCCCCTGAAATATGGGGCATTTTTTATTCACTATGGAAAGGATAATGTGTGGTATATACAACATTAACTCGATTTATGACTGATGTATCACTCATTAAAAACTAGAATACAATTCACCCATGAATATCTTCAGCACGTCATTAGACCCTGATCAATCTGCAAGATGGTTAGTGGACAAACATTGTGTTAAACAAGGCTTAGAATCGGTTCAGCTTTTGTGTACTGCTTATCATGAACAAGGTATCGAAGCTCCTTATAAACCATCGCATCGTTCGCATCCCTCATCTATTTGGACAAGAGCAAGCTGGGACAACTTCCAATGGTTGATTGCTCATGCTCATGCTATCTTCGATGAATACACAGCACGTTATGGTAAGATTCACAAGTCTCAAGCAGTATTGGAATGGTGTGAAGATCATGCTCACTTGTTAGGATTTGATGACTTCGATCTAAAACCTTTTGCAATTGCCATTGCTGGTGATTGTGAGTGTCGGAAAATACCAAATTTCGAGTCACTGTCAGCTACTGAAAAATACGTAAAATATATTATTTTAGATAAGAAGCATATTCATGCTTGGAAGCGTAATAAACCCGATTGGATTAATTAATTATGGAAGAAGAAATTAGCGAAGAAATTGTATTTAAAACATATAACGATAATAAACTCATCAATTTTGAGGTCACACTTGTCAAAGAAAATAAATGTTTTGTGCTTATCTCTGGATTGCCGAATGATGGCGAAATTAAAGATATTGAAACATTGAAGAGAATTATTAAGTGTTTGAAAGCAGCTAAAAATCGGTGGGAAGAATTAAATTAAAAACTAGATTACAATCGGTGCATGATCAATGCCAGTGGGGTAATTAAAGTAGAAAGAGATAAACAACGCATCGTCGTTGAGACTTCTCCCGATATTATTGATTATTACCACTGGCATCTATCGAAAAAATATTGGATTCTCCTACAACGTCCTTTACATAATGCTCACATCACCATCACCAATCCCAAATTTCACAAAGATGTCAATTGGCAACGTGCTGTGTATTACGATGGAGAACGTGTAGATTTTCAGTATGATCCATATATGATTCGGGGTGGATATACCAAAGGATTTATTATGTTTTATCTGAAAGTTTATTCGGAAACCATTGACAATATGAAAAAAGACCTTAATATCATGGAGAACGATGGCTATCGTGGACTACATATCACCATTGGGTCGTCTGGTAAATCAGGAACAAAACACGTATTATATTGGCCGAAAATGATTACAATCAAATAATATGAAGCATTGCGCTCAAAATTCGAAACAACGAAAAACGTAGATAATCAAAAATAAAAAAATATGTGGTATACTATACTATTCATCTTTTACTGTCTTTTTTTGCTTGCGGTGATTGCTATATGTAAAGCTGCAAGTGACGAACATAAACCCAAAAAATAATAAAATATGGAAGAAGAACATGATTACTATATTGTGGAGGTGATTAAAAAATCTTACTCCGAGGTCTATATCAAAGTCCCAAAAGGCGAAGAGATTACATCGAGAGATAGTAGATTGATTTCCGAAGTAGCCAAAGAAACGCTTGAAGAAAGTGATTGGGACGATTTTGGATGGGCTGATGATTTGGATACCAATTCTATTCGGAAAACATCACAAGAAACCGCTAAGTTCTACGAGGTTTATGATGCGACAGAATACTTTCCAGTAAGACCAAAACCTGAAGACCTCAATCAAATGAAACTTGACTTTTAAAAACTAGAATACACTATACAGACAATGTTAATTAATTATATCAGAAACGCAGATCGGAAACCACACGGAGTCGTTGTGGCATTTAAACAAGATGAAAAAATTCATTATGGATACTCTCTCCACAATCCTATCGACAAATGGGATCGTGAGCTTGGTATCAAAATTGCTGTGGCGCGAGCAAATGCAAATGAATTTCAATTGCCTAAAGTTGATAATCGCCTTAAATCGGTGAGTGAAGCAATTGAACATATGAAAACCCGCGCTAACAAATACTTCAAACAATAATATGAGTAATAATAGTAATAGTAATAATAATAGTAATGGTGGAATTGGATTTGCGGGTCTTTTGACTGTGGCATTCATAGTTCTGAAATTAATGGGAGTAATTGCGTGGTCATGGTGGTGGGTTCTTTCCCCTATCTGGATTTCTTTTTTGTTGCTGGTCGCTATTTTGATCGTAACTGGTATTATATTTTTATTTTTTAAAAAATGATTCCCGAAAAAACATTGCCTATTCATGAACTCAAGTATTATCATAATGATAATCTTGGGTTTGTGTTTATCGGTGCTACAAAATCCTCTGATGATGCCATTCAAAGATTAGCACAATTTTTGGTGGATGTTGGAGTATCAAAAGAATTACCAGAATTTTATCAACGTGTTAAATCAAATGCAGTGGCATTCGTATATGGGGGTAATTCTGGATTTAAAAGCGGTAATTTCTATCGGTCTGCTAGTCAAACTAATTTGATGGGTATTTTTAAAATTGAAACATTGGGAGTATACTTAGATGGATTACAAGCTTAATATGTTACCAATGGAATTGGGGGGGACTGCTGTTCTTGATTATGATCCTGAATATCAATACCTCATGGAAGAAACCTTGATGCTTTGTGGTCGAGAGGATATTATTTTATGCTCTCGATCATATACAGATAAAGAGAAATATTCCATGCACCTAATTAGCGAAAATAATGACTTGACAGATTGGTGGGATGCCACTAAGATAATCAGCGAAAAATATGCAAAATAATAATATTACAATACCTCTGGAACTTTTTGATGGTAGATTCTCTCTTGAAGAAATCGCCACAATAAGTATGATCTTTGCCTCCCCAAATCTCTCTTTAAAAACTAGAGAACAATGGGGAGATAATCCGAAGTGCGGTGAAATCACTGACAAATTAGTGAAAGATGGTATTATCAAATTTCATGATGATAAAATAGAAATCGACATAACAAGAAAACAAGAACCTATGAACATCCATAAACAAATTGAAAACATTCTTGGTAAATATCAAATCAACCAAGAAGACCAAAATGACATCACTGACTTGCTGGAAACCATTGGACATGAATCCTTTGGCTCTGGTTACGAGAAAGGTTACGATGATGGTAGAATTGACTTTAATGAACCATCGTTTTCTTCCTATGGTAAAGAAGAGGACTACGTTTAAAAACTAGGCTATGAAACAGAAAATTAAAGAATTGGTAATCCCCAAGATCTTACACACCTTGGAAACAGGTGGTGAGGGTTGGTTGGAAAAGGATTTTCATTTTCCTCTTTATGAATTAATCAGTAGTATTGAAGAAATTGAGGGGATGGAGTGGATGGATGATTTTGAATCAAATAGTTCTGATTGGGACTGGTTTACATCTTTCTATTATCATCCTCATAGGTATTGTTTATCTGGATCAGGATGGTTGGGTGGATTATGTTTCGAAAAAGAAGATTAAAAACTAGAATACACTTACGCCATGGAAAGACTTATTGTTGCCGCTGCAATGCTCATGGATGACGGGGATGTCATCGTCGGTGTTCGTCATTATTCTCCTGAGATGCGAAAAACGCTGGAAAAAGCTTATGGTGAGAAATACCACACGCGAGTCAAAGAACAAGGATTCGTTGATCAAACGGGTTTATTCATTAATCGACAAGATGCTTGGATTATAGCACAACTTGCAGGACAGATTAGAAGAAAATGCTCTGTGGATGGAACACTTTTTTCAGAAAATTTATATTAAATATTATGCAATTAAAATTTAGAGTTTGGAACGGTAAAAAATATCTACCACAAGATTCATTCTGTCTATTTCCAACTGATGACGGTGATTTTGAAGCGAGGTCTTTGGAGTCTTATGGAGTGTTGGGAGATATTCCAAATCAAAAAATCGAACAATGGACTGGTACGAAAGACAAAAATAATGAAGAAATTTATTGTGGAGATATTGTAAAAGCTACATCTGATGAATATTCGAATGAAAATTTCATAGCGCATGTGATTTTCGATGATGGTAATTATCTAACTTATATCAATTCTTGCGATATCAGAGGGTTGTGGAGCGGCGAAAACATTGAAATTATTGGCAATATTAACGAAAACTCCGAACTTATTAAAAACTAGAATACACTCACGACATGCAACTTAACACTTTAGAAACAAAATTCGCCAAATGCTCATCCATTGAAATTCCAGATGCGTTCTACAATCGCATGTCAACTGGTAACGATGAGATCGACACTATGTTTGGCACTGAACAATTCAAAGGATTCATGGCAGGTAGTGCCATCACCATCTGCGCTCCAGGAGGTACGGGGAAATCTACCGCACTTTTACAGATTGCCCAATTGCTTACAAATCAAGGTAAGCGTGTGGCAGTAGCATCTGGCGAAGAGTCTCACATTCAAATCGCATATGCTTGTAAGCGTTTAGGTGTTACTGATGTGGATGTAGCTCACATCAAGGATGTGGAAGAAATCGCTGCTGCCATGTATTCCTATGACATGATGGTCGTTGATAGCTTTCAAGCTCTTCGCTCTAACAAGAACATGAAGAAGCGAGAGTTCTATCAATATGCTCAAGACTTGCTTCTCTCCACTGCTAAAGAAACTGGTTGTGTATTGGTATTCGTTCTCCATGTTACAACTCAAGGTCTTCCAAAAGGTGGTACTGATATTATTCATGCCGTCGATGTGAATCTGAAAATCACTGTTGATCCTGAAGACAATGCCCTACGTATTTTCAATGTATACAAGAATCGCTTCGGTGAGACTAAGACTCACATGGCTATGATGAATGCCAATGGTTTTGATTTCAAAGGTCTTTACAATGCTCCTACTGAGGAAGTCAAAGAAAAGAAATCTAAAGAACCTGCTAACGACAAGCGTAAAGAAGAAATTCTTGCTATGGATGAACCCCCTCACTTGACATTAGATCGTATCTGTGATAAGCTGAACGTGTCAGGTCAAACTGCTGGCAACATCGTGCGTGAGATGGTTGGAGAAGGTAAGCTTCAGAAGTTCGGTCGTGGTGTGAATGCTGTGTGGAAGATCGCTCAAGAGTGTCAGAAATTGCATAAAGAATTGACGAAATGAAAAAAATATTGACAACCATTACTCTTGTGTTACTATACGCAACAGGAATTTATATCCTTTATAAACTACTTAAAAAATAAATAATGAAACACTATACATTCCCAAAAATTAAACAATATCATCAAGTTCTCCGTGATATTAAATTACAAATTTCCTATGTTGGGCAAGACGAGAACGACGAACCAATCTATAAAGAGCCTGATACTTGGCATATTATTAAATTTGAAGGACGAGTTAAGCTACATGGTACTAATGCTGCCATTGTTTTTAGTCGAGAAGGTTCTTTCTATTGTCAATCAAGAGAAAATATTATTAGCGAGATTCAAGATAATGCTGGATTCGCTCATTGGGTGAACAAAGATGGAAAAGGTATTTGGGATCGAATCAAAACATATTTCCAAGACAATGTGAAATATGTGATTTTGTTCGGTGAATGGTGTGGCGGTTCTATCCAAAAAGGGGTTGCTCTGAATCAATTGACCAAAAGATTTGTTATTTTCGGTCTTAAAGTAGTTCTCGAAGATGACACCACACAATGGCTAGATTCTTCTGGTATTCGAGATCATTCTATCCATGTGTATAATATCGATGATTATCATAAATATGAAATTGATATTGATTTGAATCGTCCTGATAAGGCTATTGAACAAATGACGCAATGGACAACGGAAATTGGAAATGAGTGTCCATTTGCAAAAGAATTTGGGGTATCTGGAGTAGGAGAAGGATTGGTGTGGCGCATTTCAAACACTTTCGGGTATTCGTCAGCATTTAAAACAAAAGATGAGAAACACACCATTTCCAAAATTAAAAAGCTCCCTACGGTTGACGTTCAAAAATTAGACTCTATCCAAGAAGCTGTCGATACTCATTGTCATGAAGATAGATTACAACAAATTTACGATAAAATCGTTCTGGCAGAAGCCGATAAAGTTCCTCAAAAGATCGGAGATTTTGTGCGTTTGGTAATTGAAGATTGTTGGGAAGAGGAAGGCGATTCTATTAGAGCTTCGGATATTTCCCGAAAAGAATTTGGTGCTGCTTGTTCTAAAAAAATAGCCAGATGGTTTCAAAATAAAATCTCACAATTATGAAATTATTAATCACACGCCATGGTCAGTCAGAGGGTAATATCAACAAGTCAGTGTATTTCAAAATGCCTGATTGGTCTGTTCCTCTAACAGAAAAGGGTAAAGAGCAAGCAAATAAAGTTGGGCAAGAGATTCGTGCAGAGCTTCTCTCATCAAGTGAATTTTTATTGATTCATAGTCCTTATGTGCGAGCAAAAGAGACAATGAAAATTATCAATACACACTTTCCTCTCTATATTCCATTTTATAAAGAAGAGCATGTCTTGATTCGCGAACGTGAGTGGGGTAATCTTCGAAATGAATATGAAGCCTGTAAAAATAGAGAAGAACGCAAACACCTGTTTGACTTCTATCGTCGTCCTGATGGTGGGGAATCATTCGCTGATTGCCATCAGAGAGCATTCATCTTTCTGAATTGGTTGAAGACTCAAGCGGCTGACACTGCTGACACTGCTGTTATCGTGTCTCATGGTGAATTTATCAAGACAATGCTGATGATCATTGACAACGTGAGTGTGGAAGACTTCGATACAATTCCCAACGTTAAAAATTGTGAACTTATCATCCGAGATATTAAAAACTAGAACATACTAAACACCTGACAACGAATTAAAATGGTAACAAAATTAAAAGAACAATACGATGCAGACGAAAATCAATCTTCCATTCGAAAAATTGATGAAAAGCTTTCTATTCTTCGTGAATCTTGGCAAGATGCTAGTGAGGATAAAAAAAATAAATGGATGAAAATGATTGACGAACAACTCGATCAACGCTTGACACTTATGAGAATTCGTGATAACATGGCTTGAACAATAACAACACAACAAAATAATATATATGGCAAATCGCAATACTAAATCATTTCAAAATTTTAGAACCCTTTCGCATATTATCCAACGCCCATAAAGGCTGTAAGTTGGTGTAGTGGAAACATACTTTCTGTTCTTCTGGATTTGATAAATTAAAAGAGGCACATGGAACAATATGATCAATATGCCATTTACCCTGATTATCCCAAGTCATACCTTCTTGAAACTTTTCTTCCAGATAATTCATTAAAAATGAAATCGAACAACCGATCAAATCCATTGTTTTCTCCGATTTCTTGGCGATACTCCTCTTCATTGCACACCTTATTCTATCTCGAAGTAAGTTTGAAATTTTTCTTTGTATTTTTACATCTTTTGATTTTGTTCTATATAAATGAGAATCTTTATACTTACTTATCATGAGATTGTTTATCGAATCTTTATTCTTTTTGAGACAATATGTTTTTTGCGAAAATGATATTGTAGTTCTAACACCACACCTAATTCTATTAATTTCATGAATATTAGACCTCGAACATTCCTCACCAATTTGGATTAAAAAACCATTAGACGAAACACCGTGATACTCTCTACCATCATCAATACAATACATGATAAACATTTTATGAATAAAATCTTCTTTGATAAATCTATGCAAACAATATTTGGTTCTAGTGGCGAAGAAAAATATAGTTTTTCTATTTTTATAATTATAATAACCATATTCTTTCAAAAATTCATAAGGATCATTCATGACTATTGATTTTTTCTCAAACGTATCATATACTTTAATCATAATAATATTTAGCAAATAAAAACACAAAACAAATAAAAATACAAAACAAAATGAACAAAAACACACGACAAGCTAAAGCTGCGGGATTCGCAAGCAAGAAAGATCAAAACAACAATGGCACTCGTATTTTTGAGGGCAAAGCTTGTGACACTCGATGGGATGCCCCTGAGAGCAAACACAGAAGCCGCAAAGGTAATCAACGTAACCATTCCAAATAACGATTTTTCGCTTCGGCAGTATCAATACATGACCAGAACCTCCCTCTACTATTAACTTAGCACGGAGACTGGTGGGATCGAGAAATGGAGCCTTCGGGTGCGCGGAAAAAGTCAGTAATGACAGGCATAAATTCCATCCTCCTCAAACTCGGATACTGAAAAGGTTGGCGCAGACCGTTCCGAAGCGAATTAATTTTAATCGATTTTAAAAAATAAAATATGGAAAAAATCCAAACATACACCCCAATTCTACGCGAATGCAAATTTGATTGCTTCTCCGCCGAAATGGAGGCAGATAGCTCTGGTGAATGGGTAAGCTATGAAGACTACAATGAACTCTCAGCATATGCAGACAAGCTCGCAGAAGGGTTGCCATGCTTGCCAAAAGACATTGAAGTTCTTCGTTATGCTAATACCGCACTTGCTCAACAAGTCTTTGAACTTGAAGATAAATTACAAGATTTGCGCTACGAACTTAGAGAAGAACGCAATTAAAAACTAGAATACAATTATTTCATGCAAAAATACACAGTCATTTGGGAGGATCGTTGGCAATCAGGCTCGCATCATCATTGTCTTACTAAGAGAACATGGGTGGAAGCTAATAGTATTGAAGACGTAATGGAAAAGTATGGCGAATACGCTCGCTACATCTTCGAAGGTCATCAACTGTCCATCGGTGAGTCCCTACGTTCCGAAGAAATTGATATTATTAAAAACTAGAACACACATGAACCATGTTTAAATTACCTTACATCGCATTGGGACTTGTTTTGTTTCTAATTGGAATAGCTATGAATGCAGGATTATTTTCCTTTGGATTGGCTTTAATTGGTTGCTACATTCTTTCAAGAATCATGGCACTGGATTATGGTGTCCCTGCCTTTTTTGTTATTGGTATTTTTATTTACGGATTATCTTTTTTTGTATTATCCCCATTATTACGAGAAATTGGTCTTGATGGAGAAACCGCAAATCTCGTCCGTATAGTAACGACACTGGCATCTGGTGTATTGACATGGTTGTCCGTCCCGAAATAATACGAACAACGACAGACACAGCACATGGTGCTTATGCTTAAAAACTAGAATACAATTGAAACATGACACATACATTTGAAGTAGAAGTAGATAATAAGATTTACGAATCCGAGGTTGATATCGTTCGCATCTATA